AATGATTGCATTTGTTGGGGAGATGGTGGAGCAACAACATCAGGAGCATAGGGAACCCCAGGAAAAGCCCCCTGTGGAGCCTGAAGATTTGCTGCATTCTGACCAAACGCTGCGCGTTGGCGAGCCGCTTCTGTTTCGGCCCGATACTTTTCCGCAGACGCTGCTGCAGCAGCCGCAGACGCATTGTTCTGGGCGATCTGCGATTGGAAAATCTGAGGCTTGTACTTGGCCTCAAGCGCGTTGGCCTCGTTGGCGAGGCGAGCTTGTTGAGCCTGCATCTGGATGCGTGGGTCGAAGATCGTCGAGATGGCATTGCCAGCTCCCTGGATTCCCTGACCAAGAGAGGCTGTTTGGTATGGTGATAAGCTGCTCATAATGTTGGTCTATTAAACGATGAATGCTTTTGGTGCTGCGCCAAGTCTTCCCGCTGTCTGATTGTAGAGTCCAGCCGCCGTGTTGTACCCAGCGCCGCCAGGGGCGAGCGCTCCGCCAGATGCGGCCCCAAGACCAACGCTGCCAGCGGTTGAGAGGATTTTGCCAAAAAGATCCCAGCCGCCACCCTTGAGTTGGGCCATATTTGCATCGCTGCCGTAGAGGGCATTGGATGCGTTGCTAAGAAGCTGGTTTGCCTGCATCGGGCGATTAAGCGCGTTGAGCTGGTTGGCGGTCATGCCGATCTGCTCTCCAGACCGCTGGAGTCGTTCGCCGCCCAGCATGTTGGAACGATCCATGGCAGCGAGCGCCGCCTGCGCATTGGCCTGCTGGTTGCCATAGGCTTGGTTGTAGGCCATCACCTTCGCCAGTTCGTTTGCATAGGTGTTTGATCCAATCGACCCCATGGGGTTTGCGCCAAGTGTCTGCACGTTTGCGGCATCGTTTGCGCCTCCAGTGATGGCAATCGGTTGGGCTGTCTGCGCTGCTATGAGCGCGTTGGCAATGTTGGATTGCTGGTTCGCGGTGTCAGCCTTGACCGCATTCGGGTCGAATGCCTTCATCCCTTGATCCTGGAATGTCTGACGTGCTTTCATCTCGTCCTGCTGCTGCTGGTTTTGCAGACTAGCATTCTTCATCATAATGTCGCGCTGGCGCTTTTGCTCGACCAGATTTGCGACTGACAGCGCGTTGTTGCGCTGATTCGAGGCATGCTGCTGGGCCATGGCTCCAGACACCATTGCTGCTGCGGAAATTGCTGTTACTGCCCAGGTCATTCTTTGATGAGGTTAGTTGGTTGCTTGCCGCCATTCCACACGTTTAACGATGGGTGGTCAGGCTCGATCAAGATGTTATTGTGTGGAGCTAGAATTTCAAGACCAATCTTCTCCACGTCTGTCTCGTCTGTGACGTGGAATGTAGTCCAGACAGTGTCCTCAATGATGTAGAGAGCGCGTCTGGTTCCAGGTGTCGTTATCCCTGTATGCGGCGCTTCATAGATGACTTGGCCCTCATTTTCCGAGGTAACCATCACTTTCCCTTTGGAGATGACGAATGGGTGCTCGGTCTTGTGCTCCATGCTGGTGACAAACGCCCCTGCTGGCATGAAGATCTCCCTGATGTATAGACCAGGGGTGAATCGGTTGGTGACTGGGCAATCGACTCTTGGGCCATTGATGATTGCGGCCTCAAACTCGTCGATTGTCATCGACCGATCAGTACCCAGTGTAGGTGGAAACATTGTTCTGCTTGTTCACGTTCGGGTTGCTGCGGCTGTTTCCAGTGTACTGGTTGGAGAAGAACATTCCACCACCAGGGTTGAATTGGGCCGAGCTGTAATCCTGGGCGGCAAACTTCGATGCCTGGTTTAGGATGTCACCGATTGCGCTGAACGACGGCCCAGAGTTGAGCTGTGGCACGAATGCGTTGGCTGACTGAAGCGCCGCCTGCGGCGACTCAGACGAGTAGAGCTGGCCGATTGTTTGCGAGCGAGCCTGGTTGATCGTCTGGCGCTGCTGGTTGGCGTAGTCCTGGGCTTTCATCTCGGTCTGGCGGCGAATGTCGCCATAGGAGCTTGCCAAGTCACCATACTGGTCTGCTGCGGTGGATGATCCTAGCTTCCCTCGATTTGCCAAGTTCGATGTGATGTTTCGGTTGGACTCCTGAAATGATTTCTCAATTTGAGGATTGGCATACTGGCGGTAATTCTCCGAGATCCCAGCGTAGTATGGGTCGTTGTACTGCGAGAAGATGCTGGAAATGTCTCCAAGTCCCTTCTCGATGCTGGCGCGTTTTGCCAAGGCATCGGCTTCGGCTTTTGCCGCTTGATCTTTTTGGTATTGAAACTGCTGTCTGGACAGCTTGTTCGCCTCATTTGCCGCTTTATTGCTTCCGCCTCCGAATAAACTGCTCATATTTTCAAATGGTATTGGTTATCGTGCGGGGTCAGTGAAGTCAAAGTGAATGCATGCGGATGAGAGTCGAGAGAATGATGCATCTGTCGTGGAGAATTTCAAGCCAATATGGGTTCCGAGCGCAGACATTCTGAAATTTGGCTGGCTGAAGTTCTGGCCGATCACCGATCCAGTGGTGACGAACTGATTTGTGACTGGATCGGTGCTGATTTGGGCGTTCCAAGTTCCTTCGCATGACACGTCTAGGCCGTAGAACCGCTTCTTGTGCGCTGGCTTGTCCGCAGACAGCCAAGAAAGCTCCACGGATGCCTCTGAAGCGTCGTAGGTGTTGTTGTCGTTTCCTCCGTAGAGGTAGATTTTGTCGCCAGATCGGCAATACAGGCGATTGTCTTGCACGGCCCAGTCCTCGACTTCAAAGCCGAGGTCGTAGGTCGTCCACGCCGAGATTCCAGAAGCAGGGAAAAACGAGTACACGAACACGGTACTGCCGATTGCAAGCAGGTATCTGCCGTCGGTCGGCTCGATGATTCCTTTTGCTCTCTTTGTTTTGGCGTAGCCAGCCGCGTTCATCTTGTTTTGAACGATTGGATCAATTGACGTGCCGATGTCGAAAACGACTGCGGCATTTGACGAGTCCCTGGCTCGCAGTGATCGAATCCCAGTGTCAGACAGGAAGAATACATCAAGCTCACCAAAGCTGGCGATTGACCCAGATGCAACGGAGCCGATTCCATCCATTAGTTGGACAACCTGGTTGCTTACTGGGTCGCCAGGAACCATCTGCCATATCTGGGTGCTTCTGCGAGCAAAGATTGCCATGAAGTTCTGATAGTTCGCAGCACCAATTGATTTGGTGTAAGAACCTGTCTGCGCTGCTAGATTTTCAAATCCAGCGAAATTATTGGCATGAACAGTCCAATCCCTTGGAATGTCTGTGTCACTAAAATGAATCAGCGATCCAGATGATGCGTACATCTTCGTCTTGAATGTCTTGATAAAGTGAGTGCTGAAAGTCTCCCGCGAACTTGTCGAATAGGAGTTTGAGGATGATCCGTTTGCGATAGTCACCTTGAACAAGGTGTTCACTGTTCCACTTGTCACCGTCCCAGCGAATGACACTTCGTAAACCGCTTTCACTCCAGGGGCGGCTGCGGTGATTGTGGTAACTGTCGTATCAAGAACTCCAGCCCCAGGAGAAGCAACTTCTGGAAGTGCCGTGATTGTTAAGTTGGTATTTGCCACCCTCGCCGTTATCAGGATGGACGGGTTTGTTGCCGATGTGACTGATCCAGTGACAAACTCAACTGTCGCATTTGGATCAATATCCATGATCTCAGACAGCTCTTTTGCTATCTCTTTTGTTGATGCGAATGAGGCAGCGCTTTCAATGGTTGTCCACTCAGCTACCTGTGTGTTTGTTGTGGCCGTGGCATAGTAGAAATGGGCAAAGTACGATCCAGTTGCGTTGGAAAGTTTTGCAGACACATACGGCTTGTTATCATACGAGTCCACCGACATCACCTGATCGAGAGAATATCCCGATGTCTGGCCAGTCATTCGATAGTACTCAAGACCTCTTGGGAAACTGATTCCAGTAAGGTCTGCTGTACCGAATACAAACACTCCAGAATTGTTAGCATACAGCCCCTTGGTGTATCCTGCTGGAAGAGTGTACTTTTCTACGAATGCCTTTCTCTTCTCAATCTCACCTCCTCGGTTAATGTGGACATTCTTTGCAGACACAAAGCTGCCCTGCTGGGCATTCAGCTTTGTGCGCCTGGCATCAATGCCGTTCTTGAATGAGCTGACAAAGACATAGGCCATGGTTATTTACGTGGTACTCGGATTGTCCAGTTCCTTGGCTTCGTGCTTGCGTATGGGGCCTTGCCCATTTCAAACATGCGGGTCTTTTGCAGACGGCCCTTGAGCCGCTGGTAGTGGTTGTTGGCGAGCGACAACTTGAGCTGTGCATCTTCCGAGCGCGAGCGAGCCAGCATCTCTGCGGCTACGGTGAGGATCAAAAGGTTAGAATCAAGTATGCATGTGTCTGTGTCTGCGACAAGCGGGGGAAGCGCCTTCACGCAGCGGAACCGCATGCGGCCAGCTTGAGATGGAGTTGGCCACACTTCAAACTGGTTGTCTTCGTAGTAGCTCCACCTGGTTGGTACTGGCTCGTTCTGGAGAAGGTCTGGGTCAGACGAGTTGTAATGCTCTGGGTCGATGCCGTAGTCCATCTTGATCCACATGTCTCCATCTCGCACCCATGCAGCAAAGATGCGGTCGAAATTCACGTCTGAGTTGAACGTGTAGAACCGCTCTCCAGCGATAAGATCCTCATCACGATCAATGATGAGTTGCGGCCAGTCATAGTCCAGGTAGTAAGTTTCCTGGACTCGCTTGAGTGTCTGCCTGATGGCAGGAAGAGAATCAATGCCCATCGACATGTTTGTCGAATCACCAATTTCGGCCCTTACGGCCGTGACAAGTTCAGCAAGTGTGGTGGGCATTGATTATTGCGGGTGGCTTAGTCCTCGACAGGAGCCTCGGCAGGCTCTCCGCTGTCTGTGGCTGGCTCAGTATCCTCAGAAACAGGTTCCGAGTCAACAACAGCCTTTGGCTTGCGCCCTCTTTTTACAACCGGAGCTTCTGGCGCTGGCTCGTCGTTTTCCCCAGCGATTGCAAGCTGGATCTCAGAGAAGCGGGTTGGGAGCTTGATGCCGTACAGCAGCTTTCCAAAGACATCCTCAACCACGCCTGGGCCGTAGGTGTAAGCGAGATGTTGAATTACTTCTGAATGAACCTCGTTGGATTCTGCGGTTGTTCCAGGCATGCGAACCACGGATTCACGGCCATGAAGGCGCATGAGAACCAGGGCATGAGCTGGATTGACTTTGTCAACTTGAATGGTCTTGGTGATGTCACCACCGATTGATAGGATTACTGAGCAGTTTTGCATAATGTGTGTCTGTGTATTTTGTGAGAAGAAAGGACAGGGGGAGATTGCTCTCCCCCCATCCAGTTGGGTCAGGCGATGGAGTACACGCCGCTGGAGTTCATGCGGTTAGCGGCCATGCCACCAGTCCAGGTCATCGAGCGATACATTGCGTACTTCGTCTCTGGACGTGCTGGGGAGTGGATCTTGTTGTCCTCTCCATCCATGACGTAAAGGCAGATTGCCTTGGTGTCGATGAAGTAGCAGCGCTTCGCGTAGTCAATGCCGTTGTTCATGATGGCGGTGAGGTCATCAAGAGTTGGATCATACACGAATGTACCGATTCCAGTGATGGTCACGCTTGGCGATGCGATGTTCTTGCTTCCAGCAACTCCGCTTTGCGAGTAGAGCGCCTTGGCAGCGACTTCCTTCTCAAGCGCATCGAGGAATTTCGATCCGCAGAGAATGAGGTCTGGACGACCGCCGAAACGGGTGAGCTGGCGAACTTCTGCACGGAGCGTTTGCGTCAACACATCGGAACCTGCGGAGATTCCAAGGTTGGCACGGTTACGCCACCATGCGTAGGTGCTGCGGTTGAGGCCGCCGATGGTCGTCGATCCGCTTGGCGAATCAACGATGAAGGCCAAGATACCAATCGACTGCTTGGAGTCCTGAGCACCAGTACGCCACAACATCTGGTTCATCTTGCGCGACCAGCCTTCAGCCATCGAGCCGAGTTTGTGGTCAAGCAAGCCAGTGAGTGCGGTGATTTCGCGGCCGCTTGCTTTGGCTGTCTTGTCGCCGAATGCGCTGTCAACAACGGTGATGCCGTCTTGCTTGAGTTCGGTGAAGGTCACGTTGATACCAGCGTGAATTTCAGCGTAGTCATACGACGCACGTTTAACGGAGTTCGGGTTGACGAAGCCGACGGTATCGTCGTACTGGTAGCCCTTGAAGAAGTTCGTGGCATTGTCGGCAGAACTCAACGTTCCACCAGGAGCGAGGGTTACAAGACCAGCATCGGTGTCTGCGTAGTCTCCAACAACTGGAATGGAAATCTTTCCTTTTCCTCCAGAGAAGGTTTTCTGCTTGCCGCGAAGAGCGGAAAGGAGTGGTTTGTCTTGAATTGTTTGGTCGAAAGCCTCGCCTTTGACGAAAAAGTCGAGAGCGTAGCTTGCAACAGCATTCATTTGGTCGGTACTAAAGGCCATGGTAGTAGTTAGTTGAGGTTAAGCGTTGACGTGAAGCCGAATGACATCTTCCAAGGTTTGAGGCTTGGCTTTTGCATGGTTCACTGATTGAGCGCTAGTTGGCTGCTTGATTTCAACTTTCTTTGGCATGAGGTGCTTCAGGTACTCGTTTGCCTCTTTGTAAGCTGCATCGGCGTAAGCCAGTGCTTCTTGAGGTGTGCGAGCAGGTTGACGCATCTGTGCCAGTTCCAGGTTCTTCAAGACCAATTGGCGTTTGGACTGATAATCAGGGTCGCGAGCCATCACTTGCTGATCCCATTGCTCAATTGCACCTACGATTTGATTCCGAGCCATTTCGCCTTGGTAGTTTTGCTGCTGTTGCTGCAAATTTGCCTGACGTTGTTGCTCAAATGCGAGCTGAGCTTTGGTCTTGGCAAATTGCTTTGCCGCCTCCTCACTGATTTCGCCGCTTTCTACCATCTCACTCACATCATCTGGAAGGATTTCTCCTGCCACTTGATCCAAGTACTTGTTGGTTCCAGCAATCATCTCACGAGCCTTCATCGGATCGGATTTTAGCGCAGCCAAGAACTCCAACCCCTGATTCACCTCGTCGGCGCTCAGACTGTTGACGTGCATGAAATGCGACAAATTCCGAAAGTGAGCTGCATCCTCCTTGTAGGAGTTCTTCTCTTGAATCAGGGCCTTGAAACGTGGGTGGTTGTTAAATGGGAGCTTTTCGTCGTCTTTTGAACCGTCCTGAGCGTCTGCGTCCACTTCATCACTCGATGCGGGATTGGTTTCTTCCTTCGTTGGTTCATCAGAAATGACTTGGTCTGCCGATTTATCATCCGATGTGGTCTGCGATTCCACGACCTGGTTCCTTTCCACGACATCTTTTACGAGATCGAGGAGTGAGCCTGGTTTTTCGCTGTTGCTGACAGTGGACGATTCTGTCTGATGCTCTGCGTCCTGGTTTGTGCCGCTATCTACTTGCGTGTCTGCGGCGTTGTCTGTTGCGATTTGTGTTTGGTCAGATGACGAATCTGACTCGTATGTGTCCGTCATGGGTAAAGAGTATTTTTTTCTGTCTGTGAGTCAACCATAAATTGTCTGATTTTTTTTCCTTATTGATTCGCCATTGTCTGCGGCATCTGGGATGGAGCGCCTTGCGGGGCTGGCCCTTGAGGAGGAGCGGCTTGGTTGTCAGCGCCGCCTTCAGAACCTGGGCCTGGAGCCATTCCAGCACCCATGATCTGCGCCTGCTTTTGCATGGCGTTCTGGGCGATGATCGACGGAAGGTTGGCTGCAAATGCCTCTGCCACGTCGAGCTGGTCGTCCAGGCGGCTGATGAGCTGCTTGACGAGCCAGTCTGGCCGAACTCCAGGGATCTGGAGAAGAAGAGGGGTGAGACGCTCCATGTTGGCGACTTCCGCAGCGCGGTTTGGCCGGCCAGAGCTTCCAGCCTCGATTTCGAGGATGAGTTCGTCTGCGATCTCTTTCTTGCTCAACTCTGGCCAGACAGCGCCTGGGCCGACGATCTTGAAGACCGTCTGCTGATCCATCTCGGCCAGGAGGATCTGCCCCGCAGAGCGGGATAGCTCGATGAGCATGTCGTCCAAGTCGTCTGAATTGGATGCCAGCGCCACCGTGCGGTTCTGCTCGGCAATCGAGTCGCCAGTGGCGGTCACGCCAGACTGAGCAGCGCCGATTGACGCGTCTGATTGGCCGACTACTCGGAGAAGATCCTCGAAGATTGGGCCAGTGTCGTAGAGCGCCGTGTCGATGCGTGGGCCGTTGATCGGCTGGAGCAGCTTGTTCACGTCTCCATTCGGTGGAAGCGAGTTTAGCACAATCACGGCATTCGCTGGGTGCGACTGGAGCTTGTCCATGTCGTCGTCATCGAGCTGCCCTGCGGCAACTGCCGTTTTTGGCCGACTGGCGATGCGGTGCTGGCGCAGTCCTTCTCGGCAGCGGTTGTATTCCATCTGCAACGGCTTGAGGAGATGCACGTCCGAGCGCGGGAAGATGCTTTCCTCGTCCTCGGCCTCGTTGAAGGTGAGCGGGAAGATCGGCCAGAAACGCTCGATGAACACGTCTGGTTCTTTTGGAGCGACCAGGAAGTCGCTATACCCGTCTGCGATGGTCATTGTCTGTCCAGCGCCCTTGTCGTAGATCACCCAAACGCAAACACCCTCCACCTCGCGCTTGCGAAGTCCGCCATTCAGCGATTCGATCTTCTGCTTTAGGTTGGGGATGCCAGTCTCGTAGTTGGTCACGTCTGCGGCGTTCTTGAGATCAACCCCGTAGATTTCCTTCACGTCGTCAACCGACAAGATGAACTCCTCCGCGATCCATCGCGCCCCAAGGAACGTGCGAAGGTGGCGGCATGCTGGGTCGATGATGACACTGGTGGACGATGGGAAGTCGAATGTGATTCCCTCTCTGGTAATTTCTTTGTCCCGAATCTTGTAGTCTTCCAGCATGCCGCGAAGCTCCTCTAGCTTGTAAGAATCGGCCTCAATCTCGCCGTCATTCTTGTCTGCCATGAGTGTTTCCAGCTTGGAGATTTGCTCAGACATGCCATTCATGCGCTCCACGTCGTCTGGGCTGCGCTCCATGATCCTAGTGTAGCCGAGCTTGACGTAGCCGATGCCAGTGGTGCAGACACGGCGAACGAGTTGCTTCATCTGGATCTTGAATGGAGGAAGCTGCTGGTTGAGCGTGTAGTCGTACACGATCTGGAGCGTATCTGCCACCTTCTGCATCATCTTCTTGCGATTCACCCCATTCTGGATGTCGGTGAGGAGGTTGGTGATCTGCGGATCGATTGGCATCCCGCTCATCATCGAGTTTTGCACTGCCGCCTGGAGCGTGTTAAGCGAATCAACGCTTCCGTCCCATTCTTTGAAGTCAAGAGTCTTCCGTCTGCGTGTCACCACCTTTGGGTTCTTGGCGTAGAGCGCGGCCACGCGCTGGTTGATGTGCCGCTGGATGATGTTGGCCATATATTTGTCCTCATCCTCTTCGCCATCCCACTGAGCACCACGCAAGAACGCCTGGTTTTCCTTCATGCGGTCGAAATCTTCCTTCCAGTGTGACTTCGCGCTGTCAATCTTGTCCTGCCACTTGGTGACGAGCGCTTCGCGGCTCTTCTCGATGTCGGGTTTGTCACGAATCATGCCGCTTTTCACCACCTCCTCGGTCATTTGTCCAAGTGATGCGTTAGGATCTGCCATTTCTGGACTCATTGAGGTTTCGTCTATCATAATTACGGTGCTTGTCTGCGATTTTTGTACTTGATTGCTCAGAATCCTGCAATGGATTTCCGCATAAACTCATCCTTCTTGTCTCTTTCGGATTTTGACTTCACCCAGGCGAGCGTTCCGACCGCTGGGAGTGGTTTTGCTTTCCTGGATGACGATGCCGATGTCATTCGGCCAAGGCCGAGGCCAATGTAGGCGAGGGTGTCAACAAAGTCGTCGTGCTTCCCTGCTGGGAATGTGAGCATCTGCTGGCGAGCCGCCTCCCACCATGGCACGAATGCTGGGAATCTCACCTTGCCCATCGCCATGCGTCCCCTGATCGCTTGTGCGCGTGTCTGCTTGTCCTTCACTGGTACAACCTCCTCCACGGCGCAGTACACGCCCTCCTCGGCCATCCGCTTGCGAAGGAATGGGCCGATGGACTTCGAGATGTGGCCGCGTTCCGCCCACCAGATGAGCGGCTTGTGCCTGGACATTAGGTCGATCATCCCGTCAACCACGTCGTCAGTCTCCACCCGCCGCCAGAACACGTCTGGCAGCACCCAGATGTTGTCGTCCTCATCCACACCAACCGTCATCAATACCGTCGGGTCGCGGTCTTGGGCAGTAGATACGGCGTGGTCAGACGCGCAGTAATATCGTAGGTTCTTCGGCAGGTCGAGTGGCTGGTAGGTGTGGAGCCAGTCTTTTTTGAAGAAGTCTCCCTCCTCTGGGGCAGGACGGCCCTGGTATAGAGCGGAGAATCCTCGTGGGTTGAGTCGGCGCTGTGAGCTGAGGAACTCGTAGGTGATTCTGGTCGGCCAAAGCGGCTCATCCAGTTTGCGGCCCATGATGTCGTCATTCTCAGCCAGCGCTGGAAACGAGATGATCTTCCATTGCTTGGCTTCTTCTGCATTGTAGTGGGTATTGCTTGGGTCTGTGAGTCTGCCGACAAGGTCGTCTTCATGCCAGCGGGTCATGATAATCACCACGCGTCCCATGCCGCCCATCAGACGGGTCATGGCCACGTCTGTGAACCAGCCCCAGAGCTTTTCGCGCATGGTCGCGCTGTTCGCGTCTTCGCGGTCTTTGACTGGGTCGTCGATCAAAAGGCAGTCCGCACCCCGACCAGTGAGAGCGCCGCCAGCGCCGACAAAAACACCGATGCCACCCTGCTCGGACTGGACTCGGTCTGCGGCTGCGCCGCCCTTGCGGAGCTGGAAGTTGGGAAAGATTTGCTGGAACGCAGTTGTCTGCATGTAGGATCTCACCTCGCGCCCGAAATCCTCGGCCATGGTAGCCGAGTACGATGCCACGATCATCTGTCTGTACGGGTCACGCCCCATGAACCAGGCTGGGAATGCCTTGGATGAAATCTGGCTTTTGCCGTGACGTGGCGGGAGAGTGATGATTAGTCTTGGCATCGTTCCCTTCTCAACTTCCTCCAGCGCCGCTGCTAGAACTTGGTGGTGCTTGGCCACTTCATAGCGCGACTTCGATGCGTCGTCTGGATCTTCTGGGTCTGGCATCATCAGCCGAACGAACTCGATCAGCGAGTCCTGGGCCTTCTTGGATGCAATGAGTCGGTTAGTGGCCTTGAGCCGAAGCTCCGCTTGTTCCAGTGGAGTCAGCTCTTTCGGTTTCTTCGCCATTGATTAGTTGTTAGGTTTCATGCGCCTGAGTTGTTTATTTACCCAATCACAATCACATTGTTGTTTGCCCAATCATTGTAACCCAAAGCATTGAATGTGTGAATTTTGATGACAGACCCTGTTGATGTTGATTCTATAATTGATCCATAACCCACCCCTGAATCGCTTCCAGTATTCACCAAGCAAACATAAGCTGATGGAATTGGAGTTGCTAAAGTTATCTCAAATTTACCAGTTGCGGTTTTTTTGACGGATGAAACATTCAAGCTTTTCCTGATCGTGCAATTTCCTCCAATTGCTGCATCAGCATTGAAGTCCACTGCTGCTCTAGCACCAAAAATAGGCGCATCCCCAGTTTGTGCCCCACTTAGCTTTGCGGCAGTAATGCTTGCGTCGGCAATTTTGGCAGTGGTCACGTTTGCGTCAGCGATCTTTGCTGTGGTGACTGCATCGGTTGCAATCTTTCCAGCCGTGACATTGGAATCAAGGATCTTTGCCGTGGTAATGTTGCCATCAATGATTTTTGCCGTGGTGATAGATCCATCAATTATGTTGGTTGTTCCAACCGAGTTTGCTGCCATCTTGGAGTTTAAGATGGCTCCAGCAGCAATCTTGGTGGTTCCAACCGATGAATCCGCTAGG